TTCAAACAAGTATTCAGGGAGCTTTGATACTAACTCACCTAACGCGCTATTCTGCCTTATTGCTCTACCTTGGGTGATTACCTTGCGCTTACTCATAACTTCCTCAATCCCAACACATCAAATACTTCATTATCTATCACTACACTGACACGCCACAAATTGTCAAACGGCGATAATACGTACCACCGTTTATCATATTTGTAGTAGTTATCGAATTTATCGATGTGAGTCGCGCCCATCTTGATAGGACTATTGTAATAACGCTTAACCGCTTCATCAATAGCCTGGCGAATGTCGTTACCTGCTAGTTCGCTATTCATAAACAATTTAACTCCAAATCAATGTAAAAATTGAAAGTCCTAGCGAAGCAATGCTTATTACAATTGCCAGATTAAGAAGTCGCCCAGTTTTGCGAGACTCCCTTACAAACTCTTTAAGTTCCTGCTCATTCATCCTGCTCACCTGCTCTCTCATTCCAAGCCTTAACAAGTTGCTCTTTATCTCTATGCGGTGACATTAATACAGGGCATCTAGTACAGCTAATCATGCTTCTTTGCAGGCCTTGAACAATGCCCGTTTCCATACTTGCATCACTGCCGCAGAACGGGCAAGGTTTTAGTTTCTGCTCACTCATGCCGCTTCATCCTCTCTCATAGTTGCTCTAACGTGGCTTATCGCCTCGCTATTCCACAAGTAAAGTTGCTCTAGCACTTGGCTGTAAGCCTCAGATATTTTCACAGGAAGCTTGTTTCCCTTAATGCCTAGCCGCTTACAAAGCTGAACTTTGCTTGTTGGTTTAATCTCTTGCTCGCCGGTCTTGCGGTTTAGTCGCATAATTGGTGATTTTATTTCGATGATGGCGCAGTTAATCATGCGTAACAAGCAAGTGTTACTAACCTCTAGCTCAGCTTTTAGCATAACGTTCAATAACCCAGCTTTAACGCGCACTCTTGCGCTGCTGTCATCGGCGTAGAGCAATCTAGCCAAGTAGTAAGCATGTGTATCTAGCTTTAGTTGCGTTTCAGGGTTTCGCATTGCCAGTGCGCCAGCCACTTCGTTTACATCAGGCGCGGTACCACCGAAGCCCATTCCGTCAATCTGTTTTGACTTTGTAGTCATTCTTGCTAGTTCTCTGATTGGGTGTGCCATTGTTGTATTTACCTTTAGCGCACGGCTCATGCCGCTTTTTGTTTCTGCATTTCGCGTACACGCTTGCGATAATGCGCCTTAATGTCTTGTATTTGTTCTATGGTGTAGTTTTTAGGCTCGTGTGGACCTTCTAGCTTATCTACTCGCTCCTGCCCTATTCTCTTGACCAGGTTTATTCGGTAGCTAATTAGGTTTCCTGAAAGGTGCTGATTGCAGGGAACGCACTGACGATGGCAATTATCTTCATCAAATCTCAGTTCGGGCGCACTTCCTACGCTTCGGTAGTGCCCCGCATCGTACTTGCCAGTGTGATACCTACCGCAACTGATACACGGCTCTTGCGCATCCCTTTCACGAATGTAGGCGTTGAACGATGCTTGCGCCTCCCGCAAATGAGCACCTTTAGTTTTGAGTCTTTCTTTTTTTGCCTTAAGTCGTTTCGATTCAATTTGCTTACCCTTTTTAGCTAGTTTAGAAACGTTAGCTGCCGCCCACTCTGCAAAACAGTTCTGGTCACAGAAGGCTTTTAGCTGCCTTAGTAGCATATCACTCTGCAGGCCCTTCTTTTTGCAGTGCGAGCAACGTCTATTCTTCATTAACCCATTCCCTTTGATACATTTTCTGATACCAATCTCTCGGCATTGGTATTGGACGCAGGTAGGAAAAAGAGCCAAGAAAAGAGCAACAGTTGCCACAATCACAAGGGTTTGCAGGGTTAAAATTCTTATTGCACGTTGGATAACGCCTAATCTCACCTGGCTCAATTTTTAAGTCGGAAAAAACGCCAGTGTGAACCATCCAAGGGTGATACTGCTCCACTGGCTCTTCTCTCACCACTACACGTTTTACGTTAGTGAAATCCCACCCCCATAAATGCGCAAGCGACCTTGCCTCTGAAACCTTCTTCAAGCTCCCATCTAGCATGCGTACATAACAAACCGTTCTTGTTGGTGTAATCACTGCTTTGCTCCCATATTCTCTTTACAAGGCCACGGCACAAAGACGCCAAGTTTTTCAACCAATGTTTTATTTAAAATGTCGTAGATAGCTGGATAGTCAGTGCTACTTGCGCGTGTGGTTGACTTCTCACCCATGTACGCTTCTTGAACCGGTTTCCATAAATGCTGCTTAACCGCTTCCATGGTCCACGGTATTTCTTGGCGCTTGCTCAACTGAAGCACTTGCCTTACGTCCATACCCTTGTCATTGAGCGCGTGAGACACCTGAGTTAGCCACACATGAAGTGCATTATTCTGTAACTGGCTTCTTTGCTTCTCTGTTGTGGTCTGCATCATTAGCCATTTGTTTTGATGCCACTTCTCACGCAATTCTTGTATGGCTGCATCTAGTGACTGTTGACTATTGATAACGCGGAATTGACCTTTCACTATGCCACCTCGCATCTTTTATAAGCCCGACCCCATTGGTCGCCCATTGCATCAGCAATACCTTGATATGTTGCGCTTCTTAGCTTCCCCCTGTCTTTGCTTGGTGGCATCTTATGAATTCTGTTTTCGCGACCTTCAACAATTTCTGTGGACTCTAAAAGCGGCAAGCCTTTTAGCCATAAACATGTAGCTTTAGTTTCACCATGCCCAAACTGCCAAGGTTGAATAATCTGGTCTGGCTTTCTGTAAAGCGTTGACATAATACAAACGGGGTTTTCTATCGCGGTCATTGGAATGTGCTTAGAGCGCCTAACCAGCTTCATAAAAAAACTTGCGCCTGCGTATTGCCTACCATCCATCTTTTTTGCGGCAAAATGCCTAGACCCGCTGACACTAAGATGAGTGCAAGGTGGGTGCGCCACCATCAAATCGAATGGGTAATCGATAATATCGAAAACGCTACCTTCATAATGCGGCCCAGGCGCTTCAGTAGGAAGCAGGTCGCAACTTATAGCCTCATGACCTTTAGCAATGAAAGCATCTCTTACAACTCCACTGTATTCACAAGCAACTAAAACTTTCACGCCTCTAACTCCTTCCAAATCTGGTTAAAGTGGTCCTGGTCATTCAATGCTAAAGCGCTAAAGTCCTTTTTCTTTTCAATGGCACGAAGAGTATCGCCTCTGCGCTTTACTTTAGGGTGAGCGGTTTCTCTTGCCAGGGTGCTTTCGCGGTGTTCTTTTTGAATGGGGGTCATGCCACTACTCCTAACTCTAATTGGCGCTTAAATGGAATTGAGATAGAGTTTTCAACTTGATTACCAAACACATCCCATCCGGGCGTTTGCTTTCTTGCAAACATTTCTAGGCGAGGAACGTCACCACATAGCTTTTCAATGGCTTCTCTAAATGCCTGCGGTTTTTCTGAATGTTCACCAACTTTGGCGCGGATGCGTGAACGAACTGAACGGTCTTTGATGATGTTGCCAGTTTTGCCGCGTACCGCGACTAGTGCCGATTCAGTTGAAGCGCGAGTGATACTGCCCATGCCAAAAAAGTCTTTGCCGTGCTTGGTTTCTTTATCCCAAACAAAGCCGTTCATGTTAACAACGCGGAAACCCCAAGCCTCTGCAAGTTCAATGGCTTCTTTTGGCATAGCACCCACGTACCACATGACTAGCAAGCAATCGTCTTGGCATATTGCTGGAATATCCCACTGCTTCATGCTTTCTACGTCCATTACGTCATACTTTTGCGCTGCGCCCGATTTCATAGAGCCGCCTGTTTTCTTGCTGTTGAATGACCAAGGCGGGTCAGAATACAAAACTTTGTAATTCATGCTGCACCACCTAAAATACTGATTGACTCCAAACCAAACGGTAAACCTCTGGCCTTGCGCGACTTCGCAATATCTACCGGTGTGTAGTCGCGAATGAAACTGGCGCGGTAACGAATGGTTTTGCCGTGCTCATTGTGGTCAGCTTCATAGGTAACACCGTTCTTGTTCTGCAAACTCTTCAATGTGTTACTTGGTCTGCTATCGCCAAGGTGTTCAGCTAGTTCTTTAGTGGTTCGCCACTCGCCATTACTGAAAGCGATTGCTTTTTCTATGTTGTTCATGCTGCATTCCTTTCGCGAATAGCCATAAAGCTTTTGAAAACGTTGGTGCGGCGATAGCTAGCCATTTTGGGGCAATACTCTATGTAGCCTTTTCGCTTCAGTGCCAGTAAGTGACCTGAAACACTGTTAGGATTTACCCCAAAATGCTCAGCGATAACTTCAAACGTAGGAAAGTTGTCATTTACCTCAATGAATTTGTGGATAAAATCCATGTAGCTGATTTGCTTATCTGTTAGAACTGGATTCATGCGGCCTCTCCCACTTCAAATTTTTGCCCTGAATTTCTCCACACTGCCTCTTTTGATTTGTAGCCAGTTCTACGACCACGAGAACTGACAACTTCGCAAAGGTCTTCAAATGGAAGCCAAGAAGCACCAGAATTTTCACAAACATCAACTTGCCCGTTTCTGCTTCTGCACCAGATTGCTAGATGCTCATAGTTAATTTTACTAAACGGGTATCTGGAACCAGCCTTATTGTTATATGGCGGGTCTATGTGCCAATGCGCGTTATAGTTAGGTATGTTTTCATACGAAGATTGTTGAATTTCCCACTGAGAAATTAACGGTTTTTGTTCGCAGACTCTGGCCTTAACTGCATCACCCCAAACACGACAATCTTTTGAGTCGTTATATTTGAAGTACCATGGGGATATTTTACTTGTTGGTTCACTGCGACCTTTCGCAACCCAAAACTTGCAAAGCAGCTGCTGACCTATTTCAAGCGCCTCAATTTCATCCTCACTCTTAAAGGTTGATGGAATAGCCATGATATCCTTGCAGCTCGAGTTAATGAGAAAATCCCAAAGCAGGCATATGTTTTCAGAAACATCATAAAGTTTTGCTTTTTTGACGTTCCAGCGGGTCGAGTAGCAGGCAGAACCAGCGAAAGGCTCAATTACTAATTCACTCCGAGGGGCCCCCAAGTGTTTAGCTACTTGGTACTTTGCGCCGTAATAAGAGAAAAATGGCTTCATGCCTGCTTCCTCGCTCTAAAATCTTCTAGCCCTTTTTCAAGGTTTGCGAATGCTGATGCCTTCTCAGCCTTGCTGCGCTGAATGTCTTCAATGCCGGCAATATGGTTTGGCAATGCTTCAAGCGGTGACTTTTCAAAATCTACGTAGGTGGAAACGAACTGCTTTTGTAGAAAATCAAGTTGCTGTGTCGTTTTCCCGCAGATAAACGGCCATCCACCCAGGGCGCTTATCGTTGCCGTGGTGAGTGGGTCTTTAAATGTTGGCGTTCGATAGGCGCCGCAACTCGTAATGGCTTTAGTCACGTTCAGCCATTGCATTTCAGCTTTGGTTTTAAGGTTTTCGAGTTGCTCTTTTTCACCACAAGCAAGAAACCTGATTACATCGGCTGGCTTTGGTTGGAATTGGCCGCGTTCAGGGTCAGAAATATGCTTCGTTAGCGCACGGCATACATCTGCAATGTCGTAAGGTTTAAGCGTTGCCCACCAAATATCCATGAGTTGTTCAGATACTTGCTTGACGCTGTAAATTTCAAAGGTGCCGTGAATAGCACTGGCGAAACGTGAACGGTCTTCAGTCTGCATGTGCTACTCCTTGTTTGCCCAGTTAGACATGACGCGCATGTTTTCTTCGCGTATGCGTTCTTGGTGGCTTTGGAAGGTGCGGTTAGGTTGCGCATTGGTTTTAGGGTGAACCGATTGCCAGCCATTCATGATGGCTTCGTTGATTAGCTCTTGTGGAGAATGACCGTCAAAGCGAAGACCGCTTAGTTTTGCAACTAGCAACTCAACTGCGTGAGTAGTCATTGGCTTTTTGATTTTTTTTCTGTAGCTAACGAAAGCATTCAGGCTTTCAAGAGAAATAATCTTTTCGCGCTTTATTGTTTCAATGACAGATTCAGTAATGACAGGTTCTATACTGACAGATTCGGGTGCAGATTTTTCACTAGGGGTTAGTGCAGATTTTTCACTAGGGGTTAGTGCAGATTTTTCACTAGGGGGTGGTGCAGATTTTTCACCATCTGGTGAATTGTTTTCACTAGGTAGGGGTGCAGATTTTTCACCACCAAGCGTCAAGTAGTAAACGTTGCTTGAATTGCCTTTTGGCCCCTTTCTTTCTTCCTTGCGAACCAGTCCTTTCTTGATAAGTTTATCAATATGGTTGATAGCACTACGGCGAGATATTTCGCAGACTTCAGCTATATTATCATAGCTTGGCCAGCACTCACCTTTGTCGTTTGCATTGTCAGCAAGTTTAAGCAGAACCATTTTAGTAGTTGGGCTTCCAGCTTTAACCTGCATAGCTGAAAACATCATTTTAATGCTCATGTGCCCTCCTAAAACCTGGCTTGCTATATTTTTTGTATTCGCTCATAATTACTCCGAACTTAGTTGTTCTAAACCCCGCATTTGCTTTCCACGGCTAGCGGGGTTTTTTTATTGGTGTAACAGACCTCCCAGCCTGCTTGGTCGGGGTTAACGTGATTAGCGCTTCACGCTTGACCGACTAGGTAGGATCAACACTTACGGCGCTACCTCGTTCCTCCGTAAGCATCAGACCGATATACTGCGTCACCCAGTTAAAGCGCGGCCGCAAATGTGCAACCCTTACGCTTTGATGTGCAGATCTCTGCTACGGCTTTACCGCCCCAGCATTTGGGCAAAGCAACTGCACTCAAAACGCCCTACACTTTCGCAGTAGGCGCGGCCATGGTCGTCACCTTGGCGCCAACTCGGATGAATAAGCCCTATTGCTTACCGTTACCGATACTAGAAAGCGTTGCCGGTGCCTCGTCTTATCCGAACGTTCTCTGGCCCATGGCTTTGTCGGTTAATTCCGTGGGGTTTATAGTGGGCACCCTCATTCGCCCACAGCCAGCAGCAATAACGCTTTGATGAATGACTGACCGATACCACACTGACCAAGCTCATTACCCGTTAGGGCGCTTCTTGCGTTACATCCCTAGCAGTCATTCTCAAAACGCCTTGTCTCTCCAAGTGTCACCTTTGTCTTTCGCCGCTAGCTAAGGTCGCTAACCATGTCCGAGTAGCCCAACACTCTTATGACTTCTGCTTCGTTTATCTGAATGTCCTCGCAATACGGAAGAGGATTGCTCAGGCGGTACATTCAGGACGTTTAAAGCGCAACATCAAACGCTTACTGCTAAATTGATTTAATAAATGCACCTAGCCAAAAACTAACAGATGCGTAATAGGCTAAAGCTGCCAACTCAACCGCTAATACAATAACGGCCACTCGAAACTGCCAGTCGGTTTTAAACTGGTGTGCGAAGCTGCGAAAATGACGTTTACAAAACCACGCAAATTCCGAACGCATTACGCTGCTCTCCGCGTTGGTGTAAAAGCTGGTTTTGGCTGTGTGCGCTTAGGGTTTATTGGAACTACTTTGCTCATGACCTTTATCCTGTTCATTCTGAGTTGGAAAAATAATACTCATGTTGCTTTCGTGAGTTTCGAAAACAGCATCCTCAACTAAGGTGATTGGAGTGCCATTAATCTTCACCATCTCACCCGCTTTTAAAGTAAACTGCTTCATTAGCACCCCTCTCTTGTTGCGTTAAATACAAAAACTAAATCAACGATTGTCAGCACTAAATAGGAAGTCAGCGCGAACATGAAAATTGAACTATCAGAAGCGAAAGCAATTATCATCAGCATGATGAGCAGATTTAACGGGCCAGCTAGGCGCATACACTTTCGGCTAGTGCGTAATGATGAGTACTTTGCGGCAGCGGCTTTAAAAAAATGGCCCATACTTCTTGGTATGCCTGTCGCAATTTTTGCAGCGCTTTTACAAGTCAAGAAAGTTGATAGTGAGATTTTTAATTTCATATCACTCCTATTACCCATAGTTCCTATTGCATACTTTTTGATGGACTCGCATTTCGAAGCTAAGCAAGTAAAGAGGCGAATAGAATTAAAAGCCAAACGACTGCAAGACATTGCGCTTTTAAAAAATCGGCAAGCTTGAATTACTTTGCTCATGCTGCTTGCTCCTTACTTATTAGGGACTTTTGAGTCCCTCAAAATCTTTGTTAGTGCCATTGTTGATGGGCAAATGTCGGTTAATACAGATCCAAGACCTTCAAGCATTGCTCGTTGCGCTGCTTCCTCAAGACTTACGCCAAGCTCGTCTGCATGTTTTTGTAGTAGTTCTAATTCTTCGTTACTGAGCTCTATTTTTTCTTCGGTCATTATTGAGGGCCTTAAAAAGTCTTAGATGAACCCTCTTCGGGTTCTTCGTTAATGCTTTAAGCTGCTGTACGCTCTTTACTTCCAAACGAAACAGACTCTTTTAGGCCACGCATGAAAATGTCACGAACAATTACCGCTTTTTGTCCGCCAGTGTTTTTTACCAGCGCTTCAAGCAAGTCATTAACGTCATCATCTAAACGAACTTTGACTTCGTTCTTTTTGATTTTCCTAGGATCCGCATACATGGCTCTTATCTCCGTGTTAACTGGCTTTTTTAAGTTCTGGCTCTTCAGCTTTAAGCTTGCCGTTTGTGATCCGCTCAAGCTGATAAGCTCTCAGTAAAGGAATGTTTTCTTTCCATTCACTAACAGATGGCGCTTTTATTGATAGAGCATCGGCTACTGCTTTCACGCTTCCAAAATGCTCTATAACCTCGCTCTTTTTCAAAAGGAACTCCTATTTTTAGTAGGTTTTCCAAAAGTATTAATCAAAGGAGTTCCTATGTCAAGTAATGTTAGGATTTCCTAAATTATTTTATGGAACCTTTATGAGTAACTTTGGTGATAACTTGAGACGCGTAAGAAGTGCGCTTAGGCTTTCTCAGTCAGCGTTTGGAAAAAAGGTGGGCGTGAGTGGGCCAACGATCTCAGATTGGGAAAATGATGTTCAAAAGCCTAGAGGGAGTAATCTTCTAAGCTTATTAAGTCAATTTCCTGAACTTTCGAAAGATTTTCCTGAGTATAATAAGATATCCAAGATAAACAGTGATAGCGCCAAATACATTGGCCATGTTGACGCTTGGGATAGCAATACAGAACTAGACGAGGATGAAGTAGAAGTGCCGTTTTTCATGGATGTAGAACTAGCAGCGGGTGTAGGTGGTGAATTAGCACTAGAGATCCAAGGGCCTAAATTAAGATTTTCAAAGTCAACATTAAGGCGTTGTGGGGTTCAAGCTGAAGCAGCAGCTTGCGTCAAAGTTTCAGGCAATAGTATGGAGCCAAGACTGTTTGACGGTGATGTGGTTGGTGTAAATACTTTAGATAAGAAAATTATAGATGGTAATACTTACGCAATAAATCACGATGGTCTTTTACGGGTCAAGCGTCTTTATAGAATGCCAGGTGGGGGAGTCAGAGTTAATTCAATGAACGGGCAAGAGTACCCAGATGAACATTACACAGAGCAAGAGGCCAAAAGCATCAACATTGTTGGAAAGGTCTTTTGGCACAGTTCAATATGGTAGCTTTTAAACAGATATAACCTCAGAGTAAAGCACTACCAATGCAATCAATGATGTGAACAAAAAGAATTGATAACCTAACCTGCTTTTCCAAACTCCATTCTGCAAACCATAAAGCTCAAGATAGGAAGCATTTGCTGATACCTTTTCAAATTGATGTAGTTTTGGTGGATATTTTTTATAAGCAACGAAAGCAGTAGCCCAAAATGGATAGCCAACGTTTAGCTGAATTTTGTAACAAATCCACCAAAACAAAAACACAAAAATTGCTATCGATAGCAACCAACCAAATACACTTCCCTTTTGTAAAAAAATAAAATTACTGCTCAGTGTGAATAGAACGCTTAAAGCGTAACCCATTCCTAAAATCTTAACTATGGCGAAAGCCACTTCTAACCAAGTCATACAACTTAATTCCTTTTAATTAAAAATAAATATTCACATATTTTAAAAAAGGTTTTCCTATTTATTTGACACTTTTAATAGGATATCCTATTATCTGTTTGTGAGTAGATTTTAGCGCCACTGAACAGGCGCAATTAACTAAAGGTGTCACCAATGACCAACATCATTCCTTTCAAATTCAAATCAGCACCAATTCGTGTTGTTGAGCGAGATGGTATTCCTATGTTTGTTGCAAAAGATGTTGCAAGCCTTCTTGGTTATTCAAACATTAATGACGCTATAAAGCGCCATTGCGAGGGGGTCGTGAAACACGACCTCCCTTCTTCGAGCGGAACCCAGTCGTTTTCTCTAATTCCAGAATTTGACGTTTATGCTTTAATTTTGAGATCGAAACTCCCAGAAGCTAAAAAGTTTAGACGATGGGTTTGCGAAGAAGTGCTTCCATCTATTCGCAAAACAGGCTCTTACACTGCTAATCAGCCAGTAGTTCCCCAGACACTGCCCGAAGCACTTCGTTTGGCTGCCGACCTTGCTGAAAAACTAGAAGATGCCAAGCCGAAAATAGCGTTCGCTGATGCGGTTAACGATTCAATTAACTGCGTAACCTTTCAAGACTTTGCCAAAGCGGTAGGCACTGGCCAAAACAGATTATTTAAAACATTGCGCGACCACGGCTTTCTCCAAGTTCGTGACGGGCAGCGCAACAAGCCTTATCAGCAATTTGTGGATAACGGCTTGTTCAAGCTTGTTCAAGGGACTTATAAAGACCGCAAAAGTGGCGAAGTGCAAACTTACTTCAGAACAGTTATTACCCCAAAAGGGCAAATGTATTTTCAAAATAAGTTTTTCAACAAAGCAGCTTAAGGATAAAAAACATGACCTACTGCCACGTATCAAATCAAATCGCGCAACATGCGAACCAGCCTGAAGTAAATGGCTTTGCTGATTTAAGCGAATGGGAACAAGAAACTATTGTTTCTACTTTGTCTGATGCTGTTTTATTCGATGAAGTTTCACTTACATGGGCTGACTACCCTCACACCGTTAACCTTGAATTTGCAATGCAAAGCCTTTTAGAAGAAGCCGAGTTTATTGAAGAATTGGCAGCCGCAGTGCTTAACACTAATGCCGCCAAAACGCTTTTAGTCAATCAGCGCCAAGCTGAAACCAAAGGCCTAATTAAACACGCGCTTGATACCACGAATAACCCGCCAGAAGGTTATTCATTCGGCGAACTACTAATGGGTAAAGCAGCATGAACCTTACCCAACGTGAACAGCAGGTTTATGACCTGATGATAACAGGTGCTAGCCAGCGCACTATCGCCAAAATAATCGGCTTTTCAGTGCGTAGCGTTAAGCAGCACAGCGCACATATTTTCAAAAAGCTTGATGTTCATTCAACGCGTGAA